GCCGAGACGGTGCAACTCCTTGGGGGGTAATCCTCCCCTAACTCAGGCAAGAGCCCAAGTTAGCCAGTACGGCGGCTTCCCAGCCGCCGTACTTAAAGAACTTCCTGTGTTCATCCACGAGAGCCTCACGGTCCCATGGATGGTTCTCCGGAAGTTCAGTGGGTCCGAGCCAATCCCAATAAGGGATTGATTTACGAACCACTTTTATACGACCTACTCCATCCAATTCCCTAGGCATGATATATGCTTTTGGGTAATTGACAGGATCCAACTCTCGAGTTGAATCCGTTTCAGATTTAAAGAGTAGATCTTCACGTCGTGCAAACCCGCCCAGGAACGTGACAGCCCAACCATACTCGTTGAAATGAGTATAGCCTAACTGTCGCGAGTCATCCACGCTATCCGGAACCCTAAGTTTACGCTGTACCTTCACCATCTTGCGATAAGTGAACCAGTACCGATCGTCTACTTTGGGGCTGGATAGTTTGAATGGCACCTGAATTCCACAGTCAATGCTTTCCGAGAAGGGTACCCGAAGCTTGCGCTTAGAGAACCTTCCAAGAAGCGTGATCGTGTTAACAAGGCGGACTCCTGCCATTGCCGACCACCGGTTAAGGCGGTTGATGGCAGAGTACACGTCTGGGACAGTCTCAAGGCTTCTGATGTAAACACCGCGCACAAAGTGCCCGTTGTTATAATCATAACCACAAGACTCGCGAAAAGAACCCGTATTAAATGATTTATCATCATTTACCTTAAAGCCTAGTTTAGTAAGTCCGCGGATGAGGAAGGCGTAAGCCTCTCTCTTGACGATAATATCGTCTCCGAAGACACCAAACTGGGTTTTGGGGCAGTGTGAATCGAGATTCATCAACTGATACACGGCTCTTATAGCGCACGCGAATATGATCGTCTGCAATGGGAACGTGAAACCGTTACCCATTGTGCTAATCATATTCAGGTCGGTCTCAGAACCATCTGGGAGGATAGTCCTTTCACTACGAATAAGCCGGAAATAACCTAAGAGGTTATTAGGACATATCCGTTGAACGAGCGACCATGAAATGCTATCACTCGCACTCTGAAGATCAATGGTTCCAAAGGAACCATCTACGCTTCCGATGCGAGCTAATTCCCTGTTGAAGTCGGGCTGGGTCTTCAGGCTTACGCCAAAGGACTTTGCTAGACAACTCTCCAGGAAAGCACCGAGGGCCTTTTGTAACAACATGTTTACAAGAGGCTCAGTACAGCAAGTTCGCGAGATCTCAGCTGTCTTTGGGACGAAGAACAAACGATTGCTTGCAACGATCCTTTCTCCAAACTTAACCGAGCGAAGTTTTTCGGCTTCTGCCCAGGTGTCGGAGTCAGAGATTGCAGCTCTGTAAAGAGAGAGCAGGTATTCAGAACCAGCCGTTATCTGCGAGTTGAAGAGTTTCGTATAGAAACTCTCGTTCTTACAGTAAAGACTGGCCCCTGGACCTGCCGCAAACGTCTCTCGGATAAAACCGAGGTCAAAGTTCGCGTCGCACGGTGTCAGGCATTTCAAGAAGTTATCCCTGAAATAATCCCAAAATAGGGAGTCCTGTTCCGTTTCGATAGGATACTCGAACGGATGAGTCGAGATACTGCTGTTTAGACCAAGGAATTTCTCCAAGGCTTTAGCATCAGCATCAGGATTTCGACCACTCGGAGCAAGTTTCTTAAAGAAACTCCTACCTAGCATGGTGATGCGTACATCATCGAGCCCCATATCAGAAGATATGGGAATCCCGAAGTCATGCACGTAACCGTTATGCTGTGCGAAATCAAGCTTGAGGGCGTTTTCAAGTTCCTGATAAGGAAACATGAGAATCCTTCCTATCAACGGGAGTTATCACTCCCAGGTGAAGATCCTTACAACGATCGTAAGGGGTGTCATGGAATCCCACAACTTTACTTTATCAGTCTTACGACTGACTTGTAGAGTCGGAAGGAAGCCATGCCTAAATCTGTCAAGTGCCCGAAGGCACTCTTCAGAGCACCCCTTGGATTGTCGTATCCCCGATCCCAGCGCTTTGCTGGTTCAGGGAGCCGATATGTGCGCTCATCGCTGCGCGCACATTCGCTGGATCCGCCGTATCCGCCCCTGCAGGAACCTCGACCATCGTGGTGATGATCATGTTCTTGTAGGCTTGGCCGGCGAGGGGGAGGACGCCTTTCCGAGTGATCACCTTGTAGGTGTTCGTCGGAACTTTCGTCAACACACCGGTCACGGGTGAAACGGGCGACAGAACCTGAGGATTCTGAGGCCTGAACATCGTGACGCTGAACGGCGCCGCTACCGAGTGAGAAATCACTCCGGTTTGAGTGCCACCCAAAGCGGTAACTACATACTGCTTGCTGTTGCTGTTCGGCGGAGTATCCGCAGTAACAGTATAAGTAGGCGATGTGAGACCGGTCTGAGCTGCCCCTGTTACGGGGGTGGTGAGGGCAAAGGACATACAAGTCCAACCTTTCAATTGAAGTGACAGAATTAGGTCAAGCAGAATTACTTGAACCTAAATCCCCTCGACTGTCCAAGAAGAGCCGCGATATTCGCCCATTTTGTAGAATCAATGCCAGGCATTGAAACCACTAGTGGAGGTATACCAAGGCTATCCGGGATGGTACGTTGGGTTGTAACGTGTCGAACAGTTCTTAGGCTGTCCAACTTGCCACCTTGGCTCTTCGTCCAGAAGTCAGGATCCGTCTGCGGAGCAAATTTAAAACCGCCAACTTCCTCGCGGAAGTTCTTGGTCGTAACTTGCCTTTGCGTTCGGACTACCCAACTCACGTTCGAAGTGTCAGTACAAGCTGCTTCCAGCACATCCCCCACATTGACAAAATAGTCAATGAGGAAGCTGTACGGCATCAACTCGTAGGCCGTCGGTATGAAGTTTTGGACTTGGAAACCAAGTCTACTAGCAGCATACTGAAGACCTGTGGTCGGCGCATCCAGTGTACGCTTCATTCCCACTACATACTGTATACCTGCGGAAGTTGACCAGTCGTGAGACTGTTTCAACTGTACTCCATAGGTCCACGGTATGAGTGTCGATGCAGCGGATGTCTTATACACTGTATCAGTCGACTTCGCCCGAAGGCGAATCTTGTCGTCTCGACCATAGATCAGGTCGATAGAGGTAGACGCTATCTCTTGGATATCAGAGAATAACGGCTTAACTCCAAACTGAAACTCGAGCCAGGTACCAGAAACAGCGTTCTTCACAGCGTCCAAGCGACGTTTAACGAAGAACCTATCACTTTCCGACTTCCTGCGATGGACACGCTTCTGTACGTCTCTGCGCGCTGATTTTAGCGCAGATAAGTACTTCCGCGTCTCTGCTTCAAGAGTCGAAAGCGGGTGCCTGATCAAGTGAATAGTCTCTCTCAGCTCTCCTAAGAAGAGCAGGCCGTTTGCACCATAGGCTTCTGAACGAATCCTATCATACATCCGAGAGAGAGCTTGCGCCTCAGCATCTCCTGAGACCCCACCGAGATGGGAGAACTCGCCATATTGAAGGTCACTCGCGAAGCCACTATATACTAACGGATAAACCGCGTATGTAGTTGTTTTGGCGTAGTTTGTATAAACTACCGTTTGTGAACCTCCTAGAGGGCTAGCTCTATCAACAAAATAACGATCAGATGTATAAGGTGATCCGGCATTACTGCCAGCCTTAATCTTCTGACGCCAGCCATATACCTTTGTACCCGATCTCACACCTGGGTAAACCGTGTTAAAGCGGTTTGCAAAGATGTCGCCCGAAAAATTATTCGGACCGAGACAAGGTACTTGTTTAGATGGCATTTTATGTTGCTCAAGAAGGAGCGACCAAAACAACTCTAATATGATCCATTACTGGAATCAGCCTTGAGTTTCTTGGCCTAAACACTCCTGGTGGTGCTTATCACCAGCGGCCCCCTTACG